GGGCGCTCAAAAGTCCGCCCGGTTCAAAGACCTTGATCAACTCACTCAAAGTGACGGCGGAGGTGACCTAGCGTGTCGAGAGGCGGAGCACGCCCCAACTCCGGGCCAGTGCCCACGAGTAAGGACCGGAGCCATAAGGGCAAGCCGGATCGCGCTGATTGGGTCACCCTTCCCGCTGAGGGCCGGGACGGCGCACTACCCGCGTTCCCGCTGATCGATCCCAGCGAGCGTGAGTACGACGTTTGGGAGCGTCTGTGGGAGACACCGCAGGCCGTGCAGTGGGAAGTCATGGGCCTTGAGTTTGAGGTCGCCGCGTATGTGCGTCTGCTCGCGCGCGCGGAGCTTCCCAAGTCGTCCTCGCTGATCTGGTCTCAGGTGAAGATGCACGGCGAGTCGCTGGGCCTCACCGCTAACGGGATGCTGCGTAACAAGTGGGTGGTTGGTTCCGGCGGGCTAGATGCCGCTGGGGATGACGCTGCCCCGGTTGCCGGTATTACCTCAATCGCTGACCGGTTGAGGGTGTCCCGTGGTTAACCTGGTGGACGCCGAGCGCGTCATGCTCGTAACGCTGGAATGGATTCAGCAGCACGCCGTTATCCCCGATGGTTTTCGCCAGGGTGAGCCGTTTGAGCTGCTCGATTGGCAAGTTGAGGTAGCGGCCAACTTCTACACGGTTCGCCCTACTGCGGAACTGGGCCAACGCTCCGCCGCGTACATCTACCGGCGTGGCCAGGTGGTCATGCCCCAGAAGAGCGGCAAGGGCCCGTTCGCCGCGTCCATCGTGCTGGCGGAAGCTGCCGGGCCTACGGTGTTCGCCGGGTTCGCTGAGGGTGGCGAGTATTACCGCTGTGCCGAGCACGGGTGTCCGTGTGGCTGGCGCTATGACTACGCCCCAGATGAGCCCATGGCATTGCCGCAACCGACGCCGCTGATTCAGCTACTCGCTACCTCGGAAGACCAGGTTGCGAACGTCTACCGGCCGCTTAAGGCAATGATCCGACATGGCTCGCTAGGCGCTGTCATGAACGTCCGCGAGGGATTCGTCAAGGTCGGCGAAGAGGGGCGAATAGACGTAGTCACATCGTCCGCGCAATCGCGCCTCGGTAACCCCATTACGTTCGCCATTCAGGATGAGACCGGCACGTATTCAGTAACAAACAAAATGATCAAAGTTGCTGAGACGATGCGTCGCGGTCTCGCTGGTATGTCCGGCCGATCGATGGAAACGACGAACGCATGGGCGCCGGATGAAGTCTCCACGGCACAGCGCACGTACGAGGGCAAGGCGGAGGACGTTTACAAGTTCTTCCCGCAGGCACCCCCGACCCTGAGCTACCGCAACAAGGCGGAACGCCGGAAGATCCACCGCGCTGTGTACGCCGGGTGTGAACACATCGACCTAGATGCTATTGAGGCCGAGGCAGCCGAGCTACTAGAGACGGACCCCGGGCAGGCTGAGCGGTTCTTCGGTAACCGGGTGGTCGCTGGTCATGGTTCCTGGATTGAGGCATCACATTGGCTGTCTCGCGTCGATGATCGCGAGTTGCCGAAACCGTCCGCGTACAAGCTGATGAGAATTCCGATCGTGCTCGGGTTCGATGGATCCGACTCCGATGACTGGACGGGCATTCGCGCTGAGACCCTAGAAGGTTTCCAGTTCACCCCTTCATACGGCCCCAGTGCCCGTCTAACGGTCTGGGATCCGGCGGAGTGGGGAGGGCAGGTTCCTCGCCTAGAAGTCGACGCAGCGGTTAGCGAGCTGTTCGCCAAGTACGACGTAAAGCTCATGTACTGCGATCCGCCGTATTGGGAAACCGAGGTTGACCAGTGGGCGGAACGGTACGGCGAGCGTCGGATTATCCGTTGGCACACGCGCCGACCGGTTCAGATGCACGCTGCGGCGGAGCGACTCAAGACGGACGTCATTAAGAAGGATTCCAACTTTACGCACGACGGCTGTAAGCAGACCGAGCGCCACATGTTCAACGCGCGCATGGCTGCCCGGCCGTCCGATCGCTACGTGCTCACTAAGCCCGAGCACCGCCGAAAGATTGACCTAGCAGTGGTCAGCGTCCTCGCGCATGAAGCACGTTCGGATGCGGTCGCCGCTGGGCTCCTGAAAAAGAAACCGTTGTATATGGCTGCTTGAGTGTGGCCAGGGAAGAGGAACCCTTGGCCACCCTTGAGCAGGCTCTATCGCTAGTCGGCGCGCTGGAAAGCGAGTTGATGAACCGGCGACCGACCATTCAGCGGAACACGGACTATTACCGGGGCGAGCAGACGCTAGCGTTCGCGTCCGAACAGTTTCGCAAGTTCCACGGGGACCGCTACCGAGACTTCGCCGACAATTGGGTACAGGTCACGTCAGATTCGCCGGTTGAACGCCTGACGGTAAACGGCATTCAGCCTACGGGCGCAACCCAGGCGGATGACGAGTCGTGGCGTGTCTGGCAGATGAACGGCCTTGACGCTGACTCTCAGCTCGGCTTTCTTGGGGCCGTGAATGCGGGTCGTAGCTTCGTTCTCGTGTGGGGTAACCCGGACGATGAGGCAACGCCGGAAGTCACCTTTGAGGATGCTTCGCAGTGCGTCATTGCGTACGAGCCTGGTAGCCGTAGGCGTAGGCGTGCGGCACTGAAGCTGTGGGATGACGGTAACGAGACGTACGCGACGCTGTATCTCCCGCATGAGGTTTGGAAGTTCCGGCGGGCGACTATCAGCCTGGCGGGCGACCGTACGGCGGAAATGCGCGCGGTTGATGAAGAGATGAAGGTTTGGGACCTGCGCGACACAGGCGGTGAGCCCAACCCGCAGGAGAACCCCATGGGCGTGGTGCCGATGGTGGAGCTACCCAACCGGCCCATGCTCGCCGAGGATCCGATTTCGGATGTGTCCGGTGTGGTCGCCATGCAGGATGCGGTAAACCTCTTGTGGGCGCAGCTATTCACTGCGTCTGATTACGCGTCGTTCCCGCAGCGAATCGTGCTGGGCGCTGAGGTTCCGGAAGTTCCGATTCTCGGCAACGACGGTCAGATTGTTGGTTCGCGCCCGGTCGACCTTGAGCGCTTTGCCGTTGACCGAGTGATGTTCTTCACCGGTGACGACGTGAAGGTGACCGAGTGGACAGCGGCGAACCTTGAGGCATACAGCAACGTCATTGAGGTTGCGGTGGGGCACATTGCCGCACAGACGCGCACGCCTCAGCACTACCTTTCCGGCAAAATGACGAACATCAGCGGTGATGCGCTGCTGGCCGCCGAAACGGGTCTCGTCAAGCGAGTTGAAGAAAAGCAAATTTGGTTCGGCCAGGCACTACGCGAGATGTTCCGACTGGTTGCGCTTGCGCAGGGCGACACTGCTAAGGCGGACGCTATCGCTGGCGGTCGCGTTCTCTGGGCCGACGCCGAGTCGCGCAGCCATTCGCAGCTATCCGATGCGCTGCTCAAGCTCAAGCAAATCGGATTCCCCTTCGAGTGGATCGCGCTCAAGTACGGACTAACGCCTACTGAGATCGTCGACATGCTCAAGATGCGGGAGCGGGAGGCGCAGCTAGATCCCATTGCAGCCGCTACTGCGCTGATGTCCCACGCCCCGCAGGCACCTACTGAAATGAGTATGTGATGTCAGCCACCCCGCTAGCAGTTGCTCACCAGGTCGCCCGTGGTGCGCTGGCTAGTCGGGTGGCACGGCTGACTGCACGGTTTTGGTCCCGGGTTGACGAGAACAACATTGTGGACTCGTGGGCCCGGATGGTTCCGGTAGTCGCTGAGTTGATCGCAGATGGGCAGTACGAGGCTGCGAGTGCAGCCGACCCGTTCCTAGCTCAGATCCTCGGCGGCATCGACAGCGAGGGGAGCATCGTTCCCGAGGCGCTGGCCGGTATTGCCGCTGACGGTCGCCCGCTACCGAACCTGTTGATGTACCCGGCGTGGAATGCCGTGAATGCGCTGACCCGTGGTATGTCGCTGGTCTACGCGCTGGCGTCGGGGCAGGCGTTCTTGGATCTCTTGGTCCGCACTCAGATTGCCGACATCGGCCGTCAGGCGGACCTTACGGGGATGATCGCGCGTCCCGCTGTCACGTCCTACATTCGCGTTGTTGAGGCTCCCGCGTGTTCGCGGTGCATCATCCTGGCGGGTGTTGAGTACGGCATCAGTGAAGCCTTTCAGCGGCACCCGCGCTGTGATTGCACGATGGAGCCGGTAACCAAGTTTCACCGGCCTAAGCCTGCGTCTCCAGAGGCGATGTTCGCTGACATGTCCACCGAGGAACAGGTGAAGACGTTCGGAGAGGCCGGGGCGGAGGCTATTGCCAGCGGCGCCGACATCGGCCAGGTGGTCAACGCTCGACGCGGCATGGGTACCGCGACGGCGTACGGGCACAAGGTTCAGGCCACGACTGAGGGCATTACCCGGCGTGGCTTTGCGGGTAAGCGCCTACGGAATTTCGAAAAGGTTCCAGGGAAGCGTTACGCGATTTCACGCACGCCTCGGCTTATGCCCGAGGAAATCATGAAGCTAGCCGAGAACGACCGAGAGCTACAGCTCCGGTTGCTGAAAAAGCACGGATACATCGTCTGAGGCGCAACGCCCGGACTTCTAACCCCCGCAACGGAGGCGCTTTAGCATGCCCGAAAACATCGACGTGACCACGGTTGACAGCCACGCTGACGAGACGATCACGGTTGACGAGAACGCGAACACCGACACCACAGACACCGACGCCACTCCGGAGGGCGCCGACTCCCTGGGGGATGCCGGTAAGCGTGCTCTTGATTCGATGAAGGCTAAGTGGAAGACCGAGCGTGACCAGCGGCGAGAGCTTGAGCGAAAGCTAGCCGAATCTGCGGCGCCCGCGTCCACTGACGAAACCCCAGACCTTGAGGCTGTCAAGTCTCAGGCTGCACGCGAGGCAACGGTTAAGGCCAATGCCCGCATTCTGCGTTCGGAGATTAGGGCTGCTGCCACTGGCAAGTTTGCTGACGTTTCCGACGCGCTTCTAAATCTGGATCTCACCGCTTTTGAGGTTGACGAAAACGGCGACGTTGACGCTGACGAGATTGCGGATGCGATCCAGGAAGTTCTAACCCGAAAGCCCCACCTAGCGGCCGCAACGGCTAAGAGGTTTCAGGGCACCGGTGATGGTGGCGCGGCGCGCAAGGCGTCTGGCCCTACTCAGCTAACCCGCGAGGATCTGGACAAGATGAGCCCCGAGGCGATCGTCAAGGCGAAGCGCGAAGGTCGACTGTCCAACCTCCTATCTGGCAAGTAGCCAACCCCTTTACGCGCCGGTCCCAATCCTGGTGACCGGTACAACCCGCACAGAAATGGAGTGCCAACGTGGCAGTTACCTCTTTCATTCCGGCCATCTGGAATGCGTCTCTACTAACCGACTTCCGACAGCAGGCCGTGGCTGCCTCCCTCACTAACCGTGAGTACGAGGGCAACGCGACCGCTGGCAACACGGTCAAGATCAATACCGCTACTGCTGTCACCATCACGGACTATAAGGCGGCGTCCCGCGTCACCGCTGCGTCTGCCGTCTCGACCACGTCTCAGGATCTGCTCATTGATCAGGAGAAGTCGTTTGACTTCTATGTTGATGACATCGACCGGGCGCAGGCTGCGGGCTCGATGGACGCTTACACCCGTTCCGCTGGTGAGGGTCTCGCCGAGGATGCAGACAAGTTCATCCTGTCCACGGCGCTGACCGGTGCCGGTACTGCGCTGACTGCGTCGACGCTGGCCGATGGCAACGCTGCGTTTGACCTAATCCGCTCCGTTCGCAAGACGATGCAGAAGAACAAGGTGCCTGGTGCGAGCCGGGTCCTAGTTGTCAACGCTGAGTTTGAGGCGCTGCTACTTAGCGCTACGTCCAAGCTGACCAACGTTGACGTGTCCGGTGACACTCAGGGTCTGCGCGAGGCTTCGCTAGGCCGTCTGCTCGGGTTCGACATCTTCACTTCGGAGAACCTGCCGGTTACCGCTAAGCCTCAGGTGCTCGGGTTCTACCGTCCGGCCGTCGCGTATGTCTCTCAGATTGAGAAGACCGAGGCTCTCCGCGCTACGGACAAGTTCGCTGACCGTCTGCGTGGTCTGCACGTCTACGGCGCGAAGGTTGTTCGCCCGACTGCCGTCGTTAGCTGGACGTCCATTTAATCGCTCGCTGCGGTGGGTCACCTACTGGAATGAGTGGGTGGCCCCCGCCCCAACTGAACATAGGAGGTTGACCATTGGCAGTCGTCATTGGTCCCAACGGACTACCCAACGAAATCCCGGATGAGGTAGCCGCGTGTCTAGTCGGCGACGGACAGCGTGGGTACGCGTACGCGCCCGAGCCTGCCCCTGCGTCTGCGTCTGCGTCTGCGCCTAAGCGCGCCCCGCGCCGGACGACTTCCAAGTAAGGGGATGACGGACGATGGCTCTTGCTCCCCTTGCCACGGTCGCTGATCTGACGGCGCGCGGTGTGACCGTTGACCCGTCGGAAACCACGATCGTCGGGACGTACCTAGATGTTGCGTCCACCATCGTTCGTGACGCTGCTGGTTGTCCTGTCAGCGAAGTGGTTAGCACCGTGACGCTTGAGGGCGTGGCGGTTACTCGCATCTTCCTGCCGGGACAGCCCGTAACGGCCGTCTCAGACGTCAAAATCGACGGGGTGGCAGTCACGGACTACCGGCTCACGAACGGCGCTCTGTGGCGCTCTCAGGGCTGGACGGGGCTATGCGAGCCTGCGGCGGTGACGCTGACGATGACGCACGGCCTTGACCCGGTTCCCGCTGACATCGTCGACATGGTGTGCCGGATGGCAGCTCAGGCGCTCTTGGCGTTCAGGGGTGGCGATCCTGCCCCGCGTCAGGTGACGAGCGAGCGTATCGGCGACTACTCGGTTACCTACGCGGACACCGAGTCTGGCGTCATGTCGCTGACCAATCACCAGGCCAACAAGCTCGCTGCCCGGTTCGGCAATGGCGGGGTTTCGGTGGTGAAGTTCCGGTGAGCCGAATCAACCGCATGCTGAATGCGTCGGCGAATGTCTGGCGATTCACGCGCACGGATGACGGCATGGGCGGATACAGCGAGCAGTGGGCACAGATCGCGACGGTTCGTGCCCGCTACTCGCAACCCACGGCCACCGAGCGTGTTGCCGCTGATCAATCCGAATCGAGACTTACGCATGTGGTTTATCTGGACACTACCGCTGATGTTCGGCGGGGTGATGAGCTACGTATGCCTGGCCGTACATTCGATGTGCTCGCTGTGTTCGAGCCGTCAATGCCCGGCACCTATCTCCGCGCTGACTGCTACGCGCATCAAATCGAGCACTGAGGATTACACCCATGGCACTAATCGCCGTTCAGCCCGTTCCCGTTAGTGGCCTCGCGCCTTCCTATGTTTCCGCCTCTGCGGGTGGTGATCAGGCACCGATCGGTACCGGCCTTTTCCTAGAAGTCCGTAATGGTGGCGGCGCTTCGATCACTGTCACTGTCGTAACGCCTGGCAATTACAAGGGTCTGGCTATCGCCGACACTGCACTAGTCGTCCCGGCCGCAGGTAGTGGCCTCATTCCGCTGGACAGCGTCTACCGCAACCCGTCGACCGGTCGCGCCGATATCACGTACAGCGCGGTTACCTCGGTCACCGTGGGCGTGCTACAGGCGGCCTAATGGCACGGGGTGGTGTGAGTGCACGGGTAACGGGGACGGGGCACGCAATTGCCCGCATCCTCGCACTGCCCGGCAATATGAAGGAATCGCGCGCTGAGATCCTGCGGGATTGGGCCGAGGATGTACAGGACGGCGCCAAAAGGCGTGTCCCACAGCGAACCGGAAACCTACACGACGCGATTGATAAGCGCGTGTACGAAACTCAGGGCGTGGCCTACGTCGGTGTGTACAACCCCGATGAGCTGGAGTACGCCGAGTACATCGAAAAGGGTACGTCTTCCATCCGTGAAGAGCCGTACCTAGTCCCGGCGTTCGAGGCTGCCCGTGCACAGGTTGTCCCCGCTTATCGCGCTGAGCTACGCCGACACCTAGGGGGTGAGTGATGGCTACGGCTGTACGGCCCCTACAGACAGCGGTGATCGGCCAGCTAAAGGGGTCGGCCGCGCTGTCTGCCCTGGTGACTGGCGTCTATGACGAAGTGCCGGAGGGTGTGAGCCTGCCGTATGTGTCGCTGGGCTCTATCACGGAGACAGCTTCCGATGCGCACGATCACCAGGGGCTAGACGCGGTGATCGTTATTCACGTGTGGTCCGACTACCCGGGCAACGCTCAAGCGGCGGACATCTTCGCTGCGGTAGACGCTGCCCTTGACCGTATGCCGCTGACCGTGGCCGGTTTCAAGGACGTGTCAATCAAGCACGAGCAACACCAGTTCGTGAAGGACCCCGATCCCCGCATTCGGCACGTCAATTCCCAGTATCGGGTGTGGCTCACCAAGACAAACTGACACCTACTCATTTCAGTAGGTGCGATCCAAGATAGGAAGGTGTCCGCATGGCTGGACTAGATGCGTTCGGTATCGCCCTAAAGCGTGGTGACGGGCTTACGCCTACCGAGACTTTCACGACTCTCGCAAGCGTGACCAGCGTCAAGGGTCCGGAGATTTCGCGCGAGGCGTATGACGTCACTGCGCACGATTCGCCGAACGGGTGGCGCGAGTTCATCGGTGGTCTGAAGGACGGCGGAGAGGTTTCCGTGGACGTCAACTATGACCCCCGGCTGCATGACCCGCTGGTTTCGGATTTCGACGACCCGGCGCCGCGCAACTACCGGATGGTGTTTCCCGGCACCCTGGGCTCGTGGCAGTTCGCCGCCCTACTCACCGGGTTCTCGCAGGAATCGCCGGTGGATGACAAGCTCTCCGCTTCGCTAACTCTCAAGATGTCGGGTAAGCCGACCATTACCGCAGGGGTTTAACCATGTACCTTTCCGCTGATCAGATTCTCGGCGCCGATGACCTCCGTGGCGAGGATGTTGAGGTTCCCGAGTGGGGTGGCGTTGTCCGGGTGCAGGGAATGTCCGGCGCCTCCCGCGATAAGTTCGAGTCTTCCATGCTGAATGACGGCATGGACGGCGTGTCCAAGGATAAGGCGCTTGACAATTACCGCGCTCGACTAGCGGCATTCTGTCTGGTCAACGGAGAGGGCAAGCGGCTCTTTCGCAGCGAGGCGGAGGTGAGGCGCCTAGGTGAGAAGTCGGCCGATGCGCTGTCCCGTGTCGCTGATGTTGCTACTCGGCTTTCCGGCCTTTCGGCTAGCGATGTCGAGGAACTGACGGGAAACTGATTGACCGGCCAGAGCGGCAGTTTTACTTCCGTCTGGCCGGTTTCCTCGGTATGCCCGTGCGCGAGTTGCTGGCTCGTACGTCGTCCTATGAACTCACTGAGTGGATGGCGTACGAGCGGCTAACGGGCCCCCTTGATATGCGCCTACGCGGGGATATCAGCGCGGGCATTGTCGCTGCAACGGTGGCGAATTCCCAGGGTGCGAAAAACAAGCTCAAGCCGGGTGACTTCATCCCTACATGGTTTAAGCGTAAGAAGTCTGTGCGCGAAATCTGGGACGACGTCATGAAGGCAAATGCTGCGCTGGGAGGCAGCGTAGCCAACAAGGAGTAAGAGAGGGGGTGTCCATGGCCACACTGGCAACAATGACGGTGCGGCTCGGTATCGACACTTCGGCGCTAGCTGCTGGGGCTCGGCGGGCGGCGCAAACAGCCCAGCGTATGGGCGCATCAATTCAGAACGGTGTGGCCACGGGCGCCCGTAACGCCGGTAAGTCAATGGCGATTGTGGGCACCACGGGGGCTAAGGCTCTAGGTGTCATGTCTGCGGGCGCTGTCGGTGCTGCTGGCGCGCTCGCGGGTGTGGGTCTGGCGTTCGCCGGTATCGGCGTGAAGATTGCAGCGCAGAACAAGGGTGTGCAAGACGCGTTCACGGGCCTAAAGGATCACGTCACGTCGACCATGCAGGATCTCGCTAAGCCGATCGTTGCCCCGCTCAAGGATGCTGCAAAGCAACTGACGGGCATCTTCGATTCGCTGGCCCCACAGCTAGGCGAGATCTTCAAGACCGTCGGTCCCATGATTCAGCCGCTGGTTGCCGGGTTCGGCGAGTTCGCTAAGGGCCTGCTGTCCGGCGTGGTCCCCGCAATGAAGTCTATGCAGCCCCTAATCGAGTCGATTGGTGGCCTACTCGGCGACCTAGGCGCGGGTCTGGGCGGGTTCATTCAGGGTCTTTCAAGCGGAATGGCCGAGGCCGGGGGAGTCTTTGATGCTCTCGGCGGTGTGG